CCCACTGCTACAGCAGTGGGATAGGGATCAAATAAGTAAATAAAAAATATACTTGACGTGCTTAAAAAGAATGTTATAATAATTCCATAATAAAAACTGTACAAGGTTATATGACTTGTACATATAAAATACATGAAATAAGGAAAAGATAATGGCAACAATAAATATAACTGGTACATTAACGGGGCCTATAGATGGGTATGTTTTGAGTAACTCTAGCATAAAGTTTATAGCTACAGAGAACTATGCTCCTATTGCTAAGGGTTCTTCAAGTGTATACCAGGTAGATGCACAGGGCTTATATAACTTTGACGTATACTACGGTACTTACGTAATATACGTGTTAGATGGTGTATCTTGGAGGCTTTTAGGTAGGGTAGTTGTTACAGACCAACTACCCTCTACACTGTCTTTAGTAGGTATGTTAGACGAAGTAACCCCACTAACTCCTTCTGAAATACTGTACGTAGAGCAGTTAACATCTTCAGTAGAGTCAGCTGCTTCTCAAGTAGCAGCTGACTTAATACAGACTAACTTGGACACACAAAATACTGCTGCAGATTTACTATTAACTAATGCAGATGTAATTAGTACAGGACTAGATTTAGATGCTACTAATGCAGATGCAGTACAAACCGGATTAGACAGAGATGCTACTAATCAAGATACTATAGATACTGCATCAGACGTAGTATTAACTGGACTAGATTTAGATGCTACTAATGCAGATGTAATTAGTACATCCCAGATACAGTCAGAACTTGAAGTAGTGTTAATACCTATGGCTACTAGTATTATAGATACTCAGGCTTTATTAATACAATATCACCCAATGGGTTAAGGAAATAAGATGCCAAATTCAGAAGAAATAGCAGCGTTAACTGCCAGTACAACACAATTAACAGAAGAGGTAGTAGGTCAAAAAGATAGCCTAGACGCTCAGGTAGTAATCGCCACAACTAAAGCAGAGAATACAGCAGCAGATGCAGTAAGTACAGCAGCAGATGCTAACTCAGCTAACCAAGCTAAAGTAGCAGCAGAAACGGCTGAAAATAATGCTGTTGCAGTAGTTACAGGAGGCACTGCTACGCTTGAGCCAGAAGCAGGTAAGATTCCTTTAGCTGATGCTGAAGGAAAAATTGCAGTTGGTTGGTTACCCCTAGATTATAGTAAGAGTGTATCTTGGAACTCCACTACCGACACATACAACGATTCTGATGCAGGAGTAACTGCTATACATAAGGGGATGAAGCGTTGCTTACTTTTAGCTAATGGTACAGTCAACTATTACCTAGATAAAGATGACTCAGCTTACAAAGAAGACGGAACTGCATCAGTACTAGATGGTTCAGATGGCAATGTGATGGTAGAGATACCTAAGTTTTACTTTAAAGAAAGTAAAGTAAATGTAACTACTACGTGGGAAATGTCTGGTATTAAAAGAGGGGGTTACGAGTTACATCCCGCCTTCTTTAAGGATGGGGCTGTAGTAGATTTTAGGTATATGGGCGCTTATGATGCTTGCTTTTATTCTGACTCGTCAAGTACGTACCTTAGTGGGTTAACTCTAGATGATGCAGATTACCTGATTGACTATGGGACAGACAAGCTATCAAGCGTTATGGATGTTTATCCAATATGCGGGGTTACTAGAGCCAACGCAAGAACACTAGCAGTTAATAATGGGACGGGGTGGAGACAGCAAGACTTCTGGCTAACCTCCGCAGTCCAGTTACTATTCTTAATTGAGTATGGAACGTTTGCATCCCAAGCAGAACTGGGATACGGGAACACTAATGGGAGTTATGTAGGTAGTAGTTCTGTACAGGCAGATTCTCCACACTCGATAGCAGGGGCAAGTAATTCATGGGGTAATAAATCTACTGATGGGACTCAGCCTAGTGCAGGGGCTAAGCCGGGAACTGCGTATATGAGCTATAGAGGCATAGAAAACTTCTTAGGAAATTGCTGGGACTGGGTAGATGGGTTTAATATCATTAGCAATCAGGGCTATGTTGGAAATGATTCCCAGTACTTTATAGATGATACTGCTAGCAACTTAGCCGACATTGGTATGCTATCTGCTAATAACGGGTGGGCAAAAGATTTTAGTTTATTTAATGGGTCGTTTGTACCTACTGAAGTTGGCGGAAGTTCAAGTACTTTCATGAATGACTACTATTACCAGGATTCAGGTAACAGAGTTGCGAACTTCGGGGGGGATGGTGATGGTGGGGCGACTGCTGGCGCGTTCTGCTGGCGGCCGAATTATTCGTCGGGTAGTCGTGATCGTAGGCTCGCCGCGCGGGTCTCCTTTTAGTACCCGTAAACAGATAAGTAAGTAAAGAAGTAAGTAAGTAAGGGGATGCTATACCACGTACACTACGAACTTCAGGGGGATGCTGATAATGGTACGAATGCTAGCACGTTCTACTGGAATCTGAATAATTCGTCAGGACACAATAAATATAAAGAAGGTAATAAATGAAAACATATTCAAAAGAGAAATTAGAAGACTACCAAGTACTAGGTAAAATATTACTTATTCACTGGGATCATAAAGAAACGTCTGCTACAGAAGATACTGAGTCTGGATGGGGGTGTGAAGAAGTTAAGGTAAACGTCAGTGATAGTAGAAGCACTATGATTGAAAAAGTTATATTTAGTAGGTACTCAACAGGGGCGGAACTTGCTGCTATTAATAATGGGGGTGTATATAAGGAAGATTACTTATCTTTTCGTGTGTTAGCTAAAAAGTTAGTTGACGGTATCTAATGTTAACTAAAATTCAAGAAAACTAGAAAAAGGCTAAATTATGATAAAATACACTTTTACATTTAAACTATTAATAGGATTGGATCATTTATTAAATGTTCTTTTACTAGGTAACATTGCTACTACCTTATCCTCTAGAGCTTATATTGAAGCCCAGTTGTTAGGTAATATTAAATGGATTAAATGGGAAAAATACATTAACTGGATCATGCAAGATAGTCAACACTGTCTAGAGTCATTTGCATGGGGGTTAATAGAAATAAAGAATGGGTTGCTTATTATAGGAGAGTAATAAATGAAAATGAAAAATTTTAGTGCGTATGAGTTAGTTAACGAAGCTACTTATAATAACCACGGAAACGCGAGTACTCAGCAGTTTGATAGAGAACTGTTAGTATTTATAGATACCCTACACGGGGCTCTTGCCAAATTCTTCAAGGATTCAGTAAGTATAGTCGTAAACGACTGGAAATGGGGTGGAAGATTCGATGATAGAGGCTTACGAAACCCTTGTTACTACGGTTCTATGGAGGCTTTTGATAGCTCTCGTAGTATGCACAAGTATGGGAGTGCTTTAGACTTTGATGTATACGTAGATGGAAAGCGTATAGACCCTAATGTTATAAGGGGTTGGATTATAAATCACAGGGACTTACCTTGGGTTTATCCTATCACTTTTATAGAAGATGGGGTTAACTGGGTACACGTAGATACTAGACCTACAGATAACAACCTACTTATAGTGTGGGATATAAATATAGGAGAAAGTGTATGTTACCGTTAATACCAATAATTTCAGGACTTGTTTCAGTAGTTCCACAAATAGCACAATGGATTGGTGGAGATAAGGCAGAAGAGGCAGCTACTAAGGTAGCCAATATAGCTTCTGCAGTGACCGGTATTGCAGATCCTCAAGAAGCAGTAAATCAAGTTATTAAAGACCCTAAAGCTAAGTTAGCTTTTATGTCTAAGGTTGAAGATAATAGGGTAGCAATGGATCAGAACTATCTTAAGGATAGACAAGATGCTAGGAAGAACCACAAAACCTCTATCTTCCCTGCGTTACTATCTTCTGTTCTTACTGTGGGTTTGATTTCTTTTATAGGAGCATTGTTATATGTTAATATACCTGAAGCTAACCTACAGCTTATAAATACTGTTTTTGGTAGCTATCTTACGGCTTGGATTGGGTCTTGTGCTTACTGGTTTGGTACTACTAGAGGTAGCGCAAATAAAGACCTAAAATTAAAATAATTAGGCAATAGCCATAGGAGGGCTATAGAATGAGGAGTTCTAGCATAAGTTCTTTACTGCTTTCTACTTTGTTAGCCATAGTGGGGTGGGTAGCTATTACTTTGTACAACAGTGAAGGTGTACTAGATATAAGAGTCCAAGAAATAGAATTACGTGTTACAACGCTAGAGGCTACACAATATATACCGGAAACACTTCCTGTTTCCGAACTACTATTAATGAATACAAAAGTTAATGTAATAGAGACGGACTATACTGATTTTAAAAAGGATACGCTACATAAACTTGAATTACTAGATGATCGCATAGACGTATTGGTACTTAAAAAAATGGGTATTTATGACCACACTGATAAATAGATAGCAAAAAAGGGGTTATAACTTAAGTTATAACCCCTTTTTCTTGCTTATAGATTATTGTGTACCCGTGTGTCCAAAACCCCCGCTTCCTCGGGTTGTTTTTGATAGCTCATCTACTACTCTGAAAGTAGGCAAGTAATGAGGTACTATTACTAGCTGACAAACTCTATCATAGTCTCCTATAAATGCCGTTTCCGAACCTCTATTAGTCATTGATACTTTAATCCACCCTCTATAGTCAGAGTCGATAAAGCCTATAGTATTATCTAATACAATTTTATACTTGCAACCTAGACCTGATCTTGGGGCTACCAAACCTACCCATCCAATAGGTATCTCTATCTTCACTCCGGTACTGAATGAGATACTTTCTCCTGGACTTAACGCAGTAAACCCTGCCGCTGTTTTAATTGCTAGTCGTAAGTCCATTCCTGCTGCTTCTTTAGAACCAACATGTGGTTCGCATTCTGGTGTTTGTAATACTATATCAAGCATCTTTTAGCTCCTGTGTAACTTTTTCTAAGAATGGGAAGTGGTTTACTTTTGGTGCTGCTATAGCTTCCATGTGAAAACCTCGTAAGTCTACTAGCTCTAGGTTTAGTAATAGTAATTCTGCACTATTATTAAGTTCTTGTATGAATAGTTGCTTTCCTTCAATTGGTAGTGCATCTATGATACCAAATACATCTCCATAAGTTCGCACTAAGTTATACGCTCTTTTAGCACCAATTCCAGGTACTCCGTAAACAGAGTCTCCGGTATCTCCCATAACTGCTTTAACATGTGTAAACTGTTCTGGAGTATCACAGTCTTTGTTATCGTAAAAATTTTCAATAGTGAATTCTTTTCTAGAAGTAGTTGCAAATCTACTACAGCGTTCTGATACTAGTTCGTCCCAGTCACCATCTGTAGATATTAACCAAATATGGTCAAAGTGCTTCCCATCTTCAAACTGCTCTACAAAGTAACAAGCTAAATCATCTGCTTCTACATTTTCACATTGTACTACTGTAAAATTCTTTTTAACCAAAGGTAGGGCTACGTCTTTATAGTAAGTAAAGAAAGCAGCACTTGCGTCAACTTCTTCTTGAGTTTGCTTTGCATATACTTTCTTTCTATCTGATTTATATAGTGGGTGTATTCCTAGCCTGTATGTTGAGGATTTAAAATCATTTAGGAAAATCACTTCTCTAGCCCCATAAGACTTAGCTAAAGAATTTACTGTACTTACTAGCTTAGCAGCGAAAACATCAGGTTTTATGTTGTTACCCCGTTGTTTCCATCTAAAAGCTAAGTTTAGCCCATCTACTATTAGTAGGTTATTACGTTCTTTGTATGTAACCAGCTCTTCAACCCATGAATCCATTTCTAAGTCTAAATCTTCTATTCCTTCCTTCATTTTATTAAGTCCTCTGTTTTCATTGTATTTAGCCAGTTCTCGAAACTAAGTATTACTACTTCGTAATCCTTTTTAGAAAACACCATACAAGGTACTTCTGAGTCCATTATATCCATAGCTTCTGTTATATCTATAGCACATAAAAGTATCCCCCGTGTTTTCTTAAATACCAGTATAGGCTTCGCGTTCATTTGTTCGGCTTCTCGGTACGTCTGCGCTAGGAACTTCTCAAACTGAGATTCTGTAGCCCTAAACAGGTTAGATGTTAAGACTTCGTCTGCATAATCTTTTGCTTCTATAGTCCAAGCCGACATTTTACCAGTAGAGGGGGCTAAGTATACGTCTCCCTTGAGAGCATGGGAAGCACTAAATGCCCCAGATCCTGGAACTCTTAACCATTCTAGCTCTGTGTGGTCTGACAACATCTTACGTATTTGATGCTCAAATCTAGCTCCTTTTGCTCTTGAGTCTATTGACATTTTAATATATTCCTTTAAGAACTTATTGTACTAATAAGTCCTTCTCTTTTCACTGTTAGTGTTTTAGTAAGTGGGTGGTCGTAGCCATGAGATACTATGAAAGTGTTTAAGTCGTATTCTTTTAATAATATTTCTATCAGTGTATCTAATGCCTCTTGGTCGAGTACGCTAACTACTTCGTCTAAAAATAAAGTGTTAAGGCTAATTTCGGATACAGAACTCATTAAGTTACGTATAGCAAGTAACGTACTAATATTTACCTTAGACTGCTCTCCAGAAGATAAAGAAGGCATTGCTGTTTCTTCCCCATTATCATAAATAACTACTTGCAGCTTTATACCTTCTAACTTAAATACTAAAGCAAAGTTACCATTAGTAAACACGCTTAAATACTTATTAATTAATTCTTCAAATATCTTTATGCTACTTTCTATCTTATATGCTACTAACCCTTTAGTTCCAAAGGCTTTCAATAGTACAGCTAAATATCCTTTTTCTTTATTTAGCTCTAGTAGTTCTTTAGTAAGTTTTTCTACCTTGTCGGTACTTTCTTTTAGCTTTTCTTTAGACCGGTGGTAAAACTCGTTGTTCTTTTTAGCTTTAGCTATATTTAGTCGTACTGTCTCTGCTTTATCTCTAGCTGTTTCAGTAGCGAGCGTTAACTTGTTTATTTCTTTTAGTAGCTGTGAAGTATCTTTTATTACTAGCTCGTTATTGTCTAGTTCGCTTACGTCACCAAACGCTTCTAATTTTTCTTCTTGCTTTTGCAGATCTGCTGTCCACTGCGCGTAATTGTCAAATAAGATTTTATCTCGAAAAATCTCTTCTTTAATAATATCTACACTCTCGTATTGTGTTTTTGTTTTTATAAATTCTTCTTTGTACTGGGTTAGTAGTCTAAAAGACTCAGAAGTATCAAGTTCATGCCCGCACTCTTTGCAGTTTACATTAGTTGACTCGTCTTTGTATATCTTATAGTTCTTTTTAGTATAGACTAAATGTGACTTTAATTCTGTAAGCTCTTTTGTAAGTTCTACTAACCTTGCCGCATCAAAATACATTTTAGTCTCAGGCTCAGAAATCCGTAGCATTTGTACTAGTTCTTTTTGCTTATTAAACTGTCCTAATCTTATTCTAGAGTCTGAGATAGCTTTGTTGTGTGCTGTAGACATTGCGTTATCTGCTTTTATATTACTTATATTGTCATAGCCTTCCGCTATTTTTGCCGAGTTATCAGGGATTTCTGGTACGTCAAGGTCTTCGTCTTCTAATGATATATCTGAGTTATTAGATACCCAAGTACTCAGCTTCTGTATTTCTTCTGTTGTTTTATCTACATTTGCTGATAGCTCTTTGAAGCTTACCTTTAGACTAGCTTCTATTTTACCATACTTTTCTAACCCGAGGAAAGATGTAAGAAACTTCTTTCTACCTGTATCAGTAGCTTCTATAAAATCCAGTGAAGACTTCATAGACTGATAAACTAACTTAGAGAATGTGGAAAAGTCCATTCCACCAAGCTTTTCTTTTAATATTAAGTAAGTCTGAGTAGCTGTATGTCCACTAATATCTTTTCCGTTTTTAGTAAGAACTACTTTTGCTGTGGTCTTTACAGTCTTTAGTACTATGTAAACATCTTCACTAATAGAGAAAGTAATCTCCCCCCACCAACTGGTTTCTTTTGTACGTCTATTTACTAACTTGGCTTTCTTTATTCCTCGGGAATTATTATTATATAGTATTTCTTCTATAATTGTGGGGATGCTGCTTTTTCCGCTTCCATTCTTACCTACTAACTGGTTTACTATACTACCATCTAAGGATACGTCAAAAGAACCGTAAGTTAGTATGTTATCACCTCTTAGTCTATGTAACGTTATTTTCATTTATTATACCTTTTGCGTACGAAGCCACTTCTTTTATCTTTTCCTTATCCATCTGCTCTATCTGCTGCATCCATAACACTAGTTCTTGTTCTATTGTTATGTCTCTATTTAGCTTTAGAGTGGCTTCAGAACCTAAATTCTTATGTATTTTCTTATCTAGTACATCACTGTCTTCTACGTTTTTTAAATCAGATAAGTCTCCAATTACTTCATAGATAACACGGTCATACTCTCCTGTAGGCATAGGCTCTCCTGCGTTTACAGTTTTTCTTATGAGTTGTGGTAAGTAACCTAACTCATGCCATTGTGTACTTAGTAAACCTGTATCTACTGTTAAAAAGCCATTAGCGCCAGCCTGCTTCTTACGGTGGAAAGATGTAGTTAGTGGAGAGCCTGGGTATACCAGGGAAGCTCCTGAAGGTATGTTTTGTGTATTTTTGTGCGAGTGTAAGTCTCCTGTTATAATCAGTTCATAATCCTTAAACTTATCTAAGTCTACTTCAGGCTCCACATGCGGTGGTATAGAACCCCTAACATGGGTAAAACATAGCTTAGATACTGGATTATCCCAACTACTCTTATGTAGTTCTCTGTAGTCTACTATATCAAAGTCTTGTGTGCGTAGGGAGCCTACTACAGTAACTAAAGGATTGCATCTAGATGTTTCTTTTGATATAGTATCTAATACTGTCTTAGTTTTACTTATCATTTCATGGTTGCCTGTGTAGATAATAGTCTTATGGTTTATTTTTGCTATTAACTCATAGTACAACTCACTTTCTTCTACCGTAGGGGCAAACTTATCCAGTATGTCTCCGCCAATAATATGTAAGTCACATTTCTGCTTTACGAATGCTTTGTTCAGTTCTTCTACTAACAACATAAATCTGTCGGTTTGAAACTTCTTAGGAACTCCTTTTTTCCCTAACATAATATGCCAGTCTGCACTAAATAGTATTTTTGCCATTAGATAGTGCCCTCATACATAATATGCTCTCCATGTGTTTTTAATAGGTTAATAGATTGTTTAAGTTTTCTTACGCGTAGGTTTTCTTTATTTATAAATATCTTAGCTTCCTGTATTTGGTTACTTAGAAGTTTTTTTGCCATTTTCTCAGGGGTTTCACAGTTACCATCACACATATACTCCCCACACTTTCTACAACTATAATGAGACATTTTATTTTCTCCAATAAAAAAGGAGGGCTAACTAGCCCTCCATATATAGTGTTAATCGTCAAGTTCTGACATAGCTTCTTTATCGTAGTTCTTAAACTCTGAAGGAGTAGGGGCGTTTCCAGCAGCACCCTCTTCTTTATCTTTATTTCCCGCTTTACCTAACATAAACTTAGTAAGATCTTCTTTTAGTTCAGTGTATGTTTTGCGCGGAAATACTTCCTCAATAGGCTTTAAGTTTTCGATTAAAGAGGCATCTTGCTTGTGTTGCTCAGATAGACTTTCAAACATTTCGGGATCAGTAACAAAGTCCATTGTTTCCATAATATCTACCTTGTACTCAGTGTTTAAGCCTGCACCATTTTTAGCAAATACAATATCAATGAAACTAGGGTTTGGAACAGAGTATTCTTTGTCTGCATAACGACGAGTAATCTTTGGGTCATGTAACTTAGCCATTACTTCGTTAATACCATCAAATACGCCTTTCTTAAGTTCCATGTACTCTACAGCATTTGTTGAGCGGTTGATTACTGGAATCATATACGCTTTCTTAGAACCAAGAGGTTTTGGGTTTCCTTCTTTATCAAACTCTAGCTCACCAGTAAAGGTAGTAGCTTGTAGTTTTAATTCTTTAACAGGATTCATGTTAGTATTTTCAAACGCTTCTGACTCACGGTTAAAGTCTAAGTTTTCAAAAGTCAATTTGCTTCCGTCAACGTTAGTTACCCAGTATACGTAACGACGTAAGATGTTACCTACAACACGTACTTGGTTACGACCTTTGTTTACTTTCATGTAAGTAACTCGGTTAGATACTGCTTCGCCTTTAGTTTCTGCCCAGTTAGAACCCATTGCTGTTGTTTGTGCTTCATTCATATTTTGTTATCCTTTAGTTTGGCTAAATTGCCGGTATTTTAGGTTTATTATTAGGAAACCAGTATTTTTCCCGATTTCCTAAGATATATTATACAG